TCATTAAATTTCGGACTACTATGATAGATTTTATACAATACGGAGCACTTGGAATCGTAGCGTTTACTCAAGTTATACTACTCACAAAAACCAACAAAGCGATTGAAAATAATACTCAAGCGTTAACACAATTAATAGACAAAATAAAAAAATGATGGGGTAATAATGGAAAAAGAAAAAGAAGAAGTAAAAAAAGAAGTGAAAGAAGAAGCAAAAGGGACAGATGAAGCCGTTGCAGCAGAAGTGTCGTCTAAAACAACAATAGACAAAGCTAACGAAGCAGCTAAAAGAATTGAAGAAGCAAACGCTAAGACAGAAGAACTAGTCAAGAGACAAGAAGCTGCCAAAGTAGAGGAGACACTTGGCGGAAAGACAGAAGCAGGAACAGGACAAGAAGAAGAATCTCCAGAAGAATATATGAAAAAGGTGGTGGCTAACGATGTCGAAGCAAAAAATACCTAAAGACCTCGGCGTGAAGGTCGGTACAGAAAACGAGGTTTTCTGGACCAACGTCAAAGAAGCGGCAGAACAGGCAGTCAAAGACGCAGAAAAAACTATTATGCTTCAATCCGCAGTGAGACAAATGGCTGAAATAGAGCTACAAAAAGAGAAAGCTTTAAATAGTTCAACATCTGAAAGCTAGATATGGCAAACGAAGTCGCACAACTAATGGTGGAAACAGCACTTCCAATTATGATGACTTGTGCAGACGCAGCTATTCCTAAAGGTACAATTTTAAAACTAACAACACCCTATACAGTCGCAGCCGCAACAACTAACGAGGACATTTTCGGCGGAATCGCAGCAGAAGAAAAAATCTCTGGCGATGGTAAACTACAAATAGCAGTTTATAGAGACGGACTTTTCAAAGCCGTAGCTGGAACAGGTGGCGTAACAGTCGGACTGCCAGTCGGTATAGTAGGAACAAACTCATTCACAAACTTTGCAACCTTAGACGATGAAAAAGGAGCAATTTTCGGAATAGCTTTAGAAACAGCAGCAGATACACATTTCTTTATGTTAGAACTAGGAAGGAACTCTTAAAATGGCTTATGATAAATCAGCAGAAGCAAACATCAGAGGACTAGATATAGACAAGCTAGCTAAAGGCTTCGGAGCAATCCTACCAACATTTAAATCATACTGTTCAACTTCTAAAACAAAATCTAGGGAGATTAGATGGTACAGGAAAGGACTAACTCTTGCAACCGCTATGAATGCTCTTGATACTCTAACAACAGATGGAATAACAGGCTCAATGATGGCAAACACTTCTTTCAAAGCTCGACCATTTGTCGTAGAGCAGGCTTGGGAAAGACAGACATCTTATATTAAAAAGTACTTCGTTGAATCTCCTCTTATTTCAATCGAGGACATTAAAGACAACGATGTTGACATTCTTGCAGGCAACGTAAAAGAACTAGTCAAGGCAGTTCACTTCAAAGTAGACAGGAGAGTTTACGACGTACTAACAGAAGCAAGTACCTCTGGAACACCTAATCCAACAACTGTAAACGACACAGCAGCAATATCTCCTTGGTCAACAGTTGCAACTTGCAATCCTATATCAGATTTACTAAATGCAAAGATAGAAATTTCAGCAGCAGGCTACGACCCAGAAGGAGCAGTCTGTTTAATGAATCCACTAGAACATAAGAACTTATTAAATTTCTTAATTGGAGTAAAAGGCTCAAGTATTCCAGCCTTCGCAACTGAAAAAACTAGAAGCGGAATTGTTATGGAATTGCTAGGACTAAAAATTGCAGTCAGTAACAATGCGACAGCAGACTGGGTCATCACGTTCGTACCTAAGACTTCTATAACTTGGAAAACATTCTTGCCTATTACATCAGTTGTAATTGATGAAGCAGGAATCGGTAAGAAAATAAGAGTATGGGAAGAAGGAGAAGGACTATTGACAGACCCTCTTGCAGTTCACATCTTATCAAGCGTCTCATAAAATCACGATGACATTAAAAAATGCTAAAGTATTATATGCACACAGATTAGAACTAAACAAACCAGTAGACGACATTCTAAATATTTATCCAGAACTAGCTGATAAGTCAGAAGAAAAAGAGCCAAAAGAAGAAAAGCCAGAGGTAAAACCTAATGGTCACAACAGCATACGAAGGAAAAAGGGATAAGAGAGACCCTATTATCGCTCAATCTGTTTTCACAGTTTCTAATTTTACAGAAAATGTTACATTAAATTGTGACTCAGCAAGCAACGACCAACTTTCAGACATTCTAGCAACACTAATCGGACAACTGATGGAACAGGGAATTATTCAGGGAACAGTGAAAACCGCATAAAATGACACTAGGAGACATTACTTCAACAACTGTACAATATGCTACAATGGCACTACTTAATACCGCCTTGACCGCAGAGAACACAGGAGCAGCCACAGCAGGAGCAGACACTACATCTTTTATAATTACAGTAGGCTCAGAAGCCTCTATATTCTATTTGACTAAAATTGTTAGAGCAGCAGCGTAAAGTTTAAATACTTCTACATTATAAATTCTATATGGTACTGGTAGATGAAAACTCAGCAGGCGTTGTAGACTGGGGAAATTGGGATGATTATACATATTATTATGTATGTTTTACAGCAAGCAAAGACTATCATATCAGCGATATTGATTTCTGGCTATACAAAGAAGGAGCCCCCGGTATTTTGAAAACATATATTTATAGCTCCGCAGGAAGCGGACAACCGGACACTTTAATTGAAACTCTATCACAGATAACAAATGCAGACGTAACAACAAGCGGAGCTTGGATAAATATTGCAGGAGCGACAACATTACTCACTAAAGGCGTTAAATATTGTATTGTCTTTGAGCCAACAGGCACAAAAGACGGCTCAAATAGATATAGAGGCGGAACAAATGCAGAAGTTGCAACCTTCCCAAGCGGACACACTGAAAACCTTATTGCTTGTACTGCCTATCCTGGAAATGCGTTCGGATTAAAAATTTATGGAACTCTATACGTTGACGATAATTATGTCACTAAAGGAGAAAAAGAATTGAAAACATCATACAAGACAGACACTCCAGAAGTGGGGAACAGTATGCACTTAGTACCCCAAGATGGAACACTCGTTCTCAGAAGAAATAGGGCAGGGATTAAATGAGCAGAGAAAGCAGACTTATCAACAGTATGCAACCAAAAAAAGGCTCAGTAGCAAGAGAAATGATTCTCCCCAACACATCTGGCGACCACGTTAAAGGAATCAAAAGACAAGTGCCAATAGACGACGCTGACCTTGTCAATAAAAAATATGTAGATGACGCAGGACAATGGATTAGAAGTTCCGCTCCAGATTGGCATTTAGAGCCTAAAGAAACTGGCGACGATATCCAGATAAATTTTGATAGCAACACAACAGGACAAATAGTAACTACATACGCTAGAGTTGACAACATCACATACGCACAAATTGAATACAAAGTTTTAGATGATACTGTCAGAGCAAACAAAGGGGAAATAAACTTTTATGTTGAAGATGGAGCAGGCAATCTATCAAAAGAATTCACAATAAATGCAGCTGCGTTAGACGCAGTCACTAAAAAGATTCTAAATGTTGTAGACCCAACACTTGACCAAGACGCAGCTACTAAAAAATATGTTGATGACCAATTCCCTATAACTCACGCTTCTACAACAGGGCAAACACCAACAGACCATCACGACAATTCAACAGACCATACACAAAACACAGATACAGCTTTAGGAGCTCAATCTGAAAACTTAGATATGAATACTCATAAAGTTGTAGGAGTTGTAGACCCAACACTCGACCAAGACGCAGCTACTAAAAAGTATGTAGATGATAATGCTACTACTTTATGGGAAGTTGATGGAACTGAAACACAACTTATAACAGCTGATGCAATAGATATGAGAAGCCAAGACATACTAAACGCTAAAGATATAACAGTTTCAGGCTCAGTTGATGGAGTAGATATTGCAGGACAAGCAGTATTTGTTACAGCAAACTCTAATCATAGGGTAGATAACTCACAAGCTCACACAGATTATTTGATTAATAATGGAGATGATACAACAACTGGAAAAATAACAACTATTGCTCCGACTTCTGACTTACATTGTGCTACTAAAAAATACCATGATGACCATGTTTTTGTAGATGCAGGAGATAGTAGTAATTTTGATTTTACTTTAGCAGGAACAGGAACACTACAACCACTAGCAACAAATCCCTTAACAACAGATATGACTTGGAGAGATTTAGATTTATCTGCATTAGTTCCAGCAGGAGCAAAGGCAGTTATGATTTCAGCAGTTATACAAGATGGTTTAGTTAATCAAAGACT